TTACATCAGCTAAATACACTTTAAGTGTATATGACGATAAAAAAAATGACGGTATAGAAGCAGTTATTGATGGAGAAACTCTGTATATACCATTAGTAGAAGGTAATCTTCATTATGATGAAATTCTAAAACAAGTGGCAGATGGTACACTAACAATCAAAGATGCAGACTAAATAGTTTCGGAGAACAATAGATGGCACTTTCAAAGATTACAACAAAAGGTATCCTAGACGGAACGATTGCAACAGCAGACCTTGCTGATAATGCAGTGAACTCTGCAAAGATTGGTGCTGATGTAATTGTTGCAGATGACGTTGCAAACAACGCTATTACGACTGCACAAATCGCTAATGATGCTGTGACAGCAGATAAGATTGCTGATGCAGTTGCGTTAGGTGCTGGATATTATATTGGTAAAGATGGTTCTATAAATGGAAACTCATCTGGTAGAGATAATCTGTTTCGTGTAAATACAAATGCAACAACTGGTAACGTAACAATTGCAGCCGCTAATAACGCATCTGTTACTGGCCCGTTGACAATTGGTAACGGTACAACTCTTACTATTACGAATACTGGAAGGTTGGCAATCATATGAGTACGTTATCGGTAGATACAATAACTGGACAAACTATAGCTGCAAATGTAAAGTTGCCTGCTGGTTCAGTTTTACAAACTGTTCATAGTCAGATTTCTAGTCAAGAAACTACAACAAGTAATAGTTATGTAGATTCAGGCCTTCATGTAATAATAACTCCAAAATATAGTAGTAGTAAAATATTAGTAACAGCTAGTGTGAGTCTTTACCAGACAAGTAATGCTGGTGCTGCTTCTGCAACTATAAAACGAGGTTCTACCATTTTATCTCCAGGCGCAGCATCCTATGGATTTGGGTACATATATGCAGCGTCTGCTGGTGGTCATGTGAATCAAATACCTATAGAGTTTTTAGATAGTCCTTCAACAACATCAGCAACAACATATAGAGTTATGTATTCTACTGGTGTTGGTGTTAACATTGGAACAGCATACATATCTGTTAATAGCACTCCCTCTACTATAACAGTTATGGAGATTGCACAATGAGTACTTTAAACGTAGGAACAATCGCATCAAAAACTGGTAATGCTGCTATTACAATCGCAGATAATGGTAAACCTAATATTTCGGGCCATGTTTTGCAAGTTAAATATTTCCAGTTGACAACTTCGCAAACTGAAACATATGGAAGTGCTGGTGCTGACCAAGCAATCACTAATTTTGTAGTTAACATAACACCTCAAAGTACAAATTCAATTATAAAACTTGAAGCAAGTATTATATATGAATCAGCCAATGTTGCTTGGAGTACAATGTGGTTTTTCTTTAGAGATAGTACAAAATTGGCAAATACCGAATCAAGCCCAGGCAGCAGACTAATTGGTATATCTTCTGGACTATCAAGTTTAGATGGTGATAATGATTCAACGCCTGAAATGGCAAATTTAACTTACTTTGATGCACCAAACACAACCTCTGCAATAAATTATAAATTAGGTGTGGTAGGTCGTACAACTAATCCTTTTTATATCAATAGGACTATAAGCGATACCAATAATAATAGTAATGATAGAGGTGTGTCTTTCATTTCAGCAACTGAAATAGGTGGATAAAAAATGAGTACATTAAAAGTCGGAACAATTCAAGACCACGTAAATGGAAATACTGCAATCAGTATTAATAGTAGTGGTAATGTTACTATGCCGCAATCACCAAATTTTACTGGTCTACCATGTTTTCATGTTACCAAAAATACTGACCAAACTCTAGCTGATGCCACTACAGCACTAGTTACCTTTGAGTCTGTGGTTGATGGTTCTAATGGTGGTAGAACAATTAATAAGGGTGGGTTGTATGCAAATAATAAATTTACAGTAACGGCAGCAACAACAGGCATTTACTATATTTACTGTTATCTTTTTTTTCAAGCTACAAATGATATTGGTGATTTTCATATGTATTACAAAAAAAATGGAACTGATACTCAACAAGTAGTATATGCAAATGCTGGTTCTTTTAATAATTTACGATTTGGAACATATCACAACCACCAGATAATTAATTTAGCTAATAATGGAGATTATGTTGAATTATACGCATACGCTGATTTATCAAGTAATGGTACAATGAATCTTAATCATAATAGTACTTCTATACAAAGAACAAATATGGGTGGATATAAGATAGCATAAACTCTAACACACTTTCCTTATAAATACTATCAAAGGAGATTGTGTGAATGGCAAGTATTTCGAATATATTCATAGACCAAGGTGCAGATTTTACAACCACACTCACTGTAAATGATTCCAATGGTGACGCACTTGATTTAACAAACTTTACCGCTGCAGCTCAAGTAAGAAAAACATTTCTTTCTTCCTCTGCAACATCTTTTACTGTAGCATTTGTTAGTCCAAGAACAAGTGGTCAAATCACATTATCTCTTACTGACGTACAAACAGCAACTTTCGAGTCTGGTCGTTTTGTTTATGATGTTGTCATAACAGCGGCAGATGGAAGTAAGACAAGAGTTGTTGAAGGTCAAGTAACAGTCAATCCAAGTGTAACGAGGTAATATATGTCAGATATAAGTGCAAAATTAAATACAACTTCCCCAATTTCTGGTTCAATATCTCAAGGAAACCAACCTACTGTAACAAGAGTTACGGTGCCTGGCCCCCAAGGCCCCACTGGTGCTGCTGGTTCTTCTGCAAATAATATTGCACAGGCAAATGATGTTGATACCACAACATTTGGATTAAATGACGGTTCACTTTTACAATATAGAGCATCAACGCAAAAGTTTGTTGCGAGAACAGAACTGGATACCACTACTGGTACTATAGTTCTTAATGGTGGTAACTTTTAAAGGAAAAAACAAATGGCAGTAACACTACAAATTAAAAGGTCAACTGGTTCTTCGGCCCCAGGCTCCCTCGCAGATGGTGAATTAGCGTATACCAAAGGTGATGATAAATTTTATATTGGTGATGGTTCTTCGGTAAGGGTAATTGGTGGTAAATCTTTCAACGATAAGATTGACCATGCAGCAGGAACATTAACAGCAAGTTCTGCTGTAATTGTTGACTCCAATAGTGCAATTGACGATTTAAATATTGGTAACAATGCATCAACTGGTGGTTCAATACAATTTAAAGAGGGTACTAATAATGGTACTCATCATGTACAATTAAAAGCACCTAATTCTCTTGCAGCAAATAGGTCTTTCACTTTGCCTGCAACTGATGGTTCTAGTGGACAATTTCTAAAAACAAATGGTTCTGGTGTTCTTGCTTTTGATACAGTAACACAAACAATGACCCTTGCAGCTGATAGTGGTTCAGATGATACATACACAACTGGACAAACTCTTACATTTGCTGGTGGAGAGGGAATTGATACTACTGTAAGTGATAATACAATTACAATCGCTGGAGAAGATGCAACTGCATCTAATAAAGGTATTGCATCATTTTCTTCAAATGATTTTGACATTTCATCTGGTGCAGTTACTATTAAATCTGGTGGTGTAACAAGTGCTCAACTTGCTGGTTCAGTTGCAAATGCAAAACTTGCTAATAGTTCTGTAACAATCGGTTCTGATGCAATCGCACTTGGTGGTTCACGAACAGATATTAATGGTCTTACATCTCTTGATGTTGACAATCTTACACTTGATGGTAATACAGTAACGTCCACAAACACAAACGGTAACATTGTTTTAGACCCAAATGGAACTGGAACAGTTGACGTTTCTAGTGCAAAGATTACAAGTGTTGCAACACCTAGTGCAGATTCAGACGCTGCAACAAAAGGTTATGTTGATGGTGTTATTAACGGATTAGATATTAAATCTTCTGTAGACTTTGCTTCAACAGCGAATGTTGCTGGAACATACAATAACGGTGCTGGAACAATTACTGCTGGTTCTAATGGTGCGTTAGCGATGGACGGTGGAGCTCCAACTTCTGGTCAAAGATTATTACTTAAAGACCAAACCTCTAATGTCCAAAATGGTATCTATGTTGTAACAAACGCTGGTGGTGCTGGTGCAGCATATGTATTGACAAGAGCTGGAGATGCAGACGCAAGTGCAGAAATTTCTGGTGGTGCGTTCTTCTTCGTAGAACAAGGTACTGCAAACGCAGATAACGGTTTTGTAACAACTCATAATGGAAGTCCAACATTAGGTACTGATGCAATTACATTCGAACAATTTTCTGGTGCTGGACAAATTAGTGCTGGTTCTGCATTAACTAAATCTGGTAATACTATTAATGTTGCAGTAGATGATTCATCTATTGAAATTAACTCTGATGCATTAAGAGTAAAAGCATCTGGTATTACAAATGCAATGTTAGCTGGTTCTATTGATTTAACTGCAAAAGTTACTGGTTCTTTACCAGTTGCAAATGGTGGTACTGGACTAACTTCTATTGCAAAAGGTTCTATTCTAGTTGCAAACTCTGCTAATACTATCTCTGCATTAGATGGTGGTGGGTCAACTGATAAAATTTTATTATACAGTCAGTCAAATGATACACTTGCATTTACAAACGCAGTAGACGGTGGAACATTTTAATTAGTCATGTAGGAGTTGCCTCATGGCTGTGAATGTAAAATTAAAAAGGTCACATACCCACTCTACTCTACCAACAACTTCGGATTTGGTAGAGGGTGAATTTGCAGTCAATACTTATGACCGTAAATTGTTTATGCGTGATGGTAGTAATGGAATTGTAAATGTTGCAAATCATTATGCGACTGATTATGAATCTGCAACTAAAACATTCTATGTTACGGTTGCAACCTCTACTACTGACCACCCTTATCATGGAAGTGGTTCTAGTAACAAGTATAAAATTAATGGTATCTTTTCACCATATCTACATTTAATTCCAAAGAATACTTACAAGTTTGACCAGAGTGATTCAAGTAACTCTGGACACCCTTTACGTTTTTATCTTGATGCAAGTAAGACAACTGCATTTACAACTGGTGTAACAACAAGTGGAACGCCTGGGTCTTCTGGTGCATATACACAAATTATTGTTTCAGATACGACACCTTCAGTTCTTCATTATCAATGTTCTGCACACGCAAATATGGGTTGGGCTGCAACTACTGGAACTAGAAACCTAACAAGTTTTGATACTGATGATTTATCAGAAGGTTCATCTAATCTTTATCATACAACTGCAAGAGTAAACTCTGCAATTGATAGTCGTGTTACACAATCTTTTGTAAATAATTTAAGTATAACAGCTGCATCTGCAACTGGTAATGCTGCAACAGCAACTACTTTACAAAATGCAAGAACTATTGGTGGGGTATCATTTAATGGTTCTGCAAATATAAACTTGCCTGGAGTAAATGCATCTGGTAATCAAGATACTTCTGGAAATGCGGCTACTGCTACTGCATTAGAAACTGCAAGAAATATTCATGGTGTAAGTTTTGATGGTACTGGAAATATCGACTTATCTGAAGTTATTCAAGATACAGTTGGTGCAATGTTCTCCAGTAATACAGAAACAAATATTACTGCAACATATCAAGATAGTGATGGAACTATAGACCTTGTTGTTTCTGCATCTGGAATTAATAATCTATCAGAAGATTCGACTCCTCAACTTGGAGGCAACTTGGACGTAAATGGTCGTTCTATTGTTTCTGCATCTAATAGTAACATTGCAATAACACCAAATGGTTCTGGTTCAGTAATTATTGACGGACTTTCTCACCCACAAGCAGATGGTAACGCTGGACAAGTTCTTAAAACAGATGGTTCTGGACAACTTGCGTTTGCATCTGTTAGTTCACTTGCTGGTGCTGGTATTCAAAATGTATCAGACGATTCTTCACCTCAACTTGGAGGCAATCTAGATTTGGTTACTCATAATATAGTAACAACATCTAATAGAGATATTAATCTTTTACCGAATGGTTCTGGTAAGGTTGTTGTGGGAACAAATGGTATTGAGTTTGGAGATGGAACTATACAAACTTCTGCTGGTGCAACTACTGGATTTGCAATTGCAGTAGGTGTTGCACTTGGATAATATAAATATACCTAAATAGGTATAAAGGAATTTAAAAAATGGCAGTCCCAACTTCAAAATCCACATTCAAAGAATACTGTTTACGGAGTTTAGGTAAACCAGTTATTGAAATAAATGTTGATGAAGACCAAGTTGATGATAGAATTGATGAGGCACTTCAATATTTTTCACAATATCATTATGATGGTGTTGAGAGAGTATATCTAAAACACGCAATTACACAAGCAGAAATAGACAGAGCCGCAACTAATTCTTCTGAAACAGCAACCGATAAAGTTGATAATTCAATTACGGCTGCATGGTCAGAGGGAAAGGGTTTTATTCCAGTTCCAGATTCAGTAATGTCTATAGTTAAGATTTTTGATTTTACTGATAAAAATACAACAAATATGTTTGATGTAAGATATCAACTTCGTCTAAATGACTTGTATGATTTTAGTAGTGAATCTATTATTCACTATGAAATGACAAGACAACATTTAGATTACTTAGACCATATTCTTGTTGGAGAAAAACCTATTCGTTTTAATCAACACCAAAACAGATTATACATAGATATGGATTGGTCAAATGATTTAAAAGTTGGTGAGTTTTTAATTATTGAAGCATACAGAAAATTAAATCCAGATACATACACAGATATCTATGATGATATTTACTTAAAAAGATACGCAACTGCACTTATCAAAAGACAATGGGGTGCAAACCTTTCTAAATTTGAAGGTGTGCAAATGTTAGGTGGTGTTACACTAAATGGTGCAAAGTTATTTGAAGAGGCACAGGCAGACATAGAAAAGTTAGAAGAACAAATTCAACTTGCATATGAACTTCCACCTAATTATATGATAGGATAATTTGATGCCGACAAACGTATATTTCGATACAGGCACTAAACCAGAACAACATCTCTATGAAGATTTAATGATAGAGCAGTTGAAAATTTATGGTCAAGAAGTGTTCTATATTCCCAGAACTTTAGTCAAAGAAGATGAACTCTTTGGAGAGGATACTTTGTCTAAATTTGGTGATGCATATCTTATCGAAATGTATTTTGAAAATATTGACGGATTTGAGGGTGAGAAAGAAATCATGTCCAAGTTCGGTCTACAGATGAATGAAGATGTAACATTTGTAGTATCAAGAAGAAGATTCGAACAATTAGTTTCACATGATTCTAATTTAATCGTAAAAACAAGACCAAATGAGGGTGACTTAGTTTACTTTCCAAAAGTGAGTAAAATATTTGAAATATCTTTTGTAGACAAAGATGACCCATTTTATCAAGTCCATAATTTACCAGCTTTCAAACTCAAGTGTAAAACTTTTGAATACTCTGGTGAAGATTTGGATACTGGTATTACAGAAATTGATGCAATTGAAACAGACAACTCACTTGACTTATTACAATTCCAGATGACATTAGAACAATCTGGTATATTTAATGAGGGTCTTGAATTAGAAGACGGTACTGGAAATGTAGAACAAGAGGATAGTACTGATAATGTTATCGGTGAGAATGAAACTGGTGGTGAATCAGTACTTCTTGAAACTGGTGACTATATAATACAAGAAGCAATCGTAATTGATACTGTAGATGAAAATGCAATGAATGATTTCTTTGAGAAAGAAGATGATAATATTATTGATTTCTCAGAGTCAAATCCATTTGGTGATATAGGGAAGAAATAATGTTAGGACAACAATTTTATCATGAGACAATGAGAAAGGTCGTAGTTGCGTTTGGAACTATGTTTAACAATATTAATATTGTAAGAACAAATAGTTCTGGTGTAACTGTGCAAAGTATGAAAGTACCTCTTGCATACGGCCCAAAACAAAAGTTTTTAACAAGACTAAGAGAAGACCCAACCTTAACAAAAAAGGTTGCGTTAACATTACCAAGAATTGGATTTGAGATTGCTGGTATTTCTTATGACCAGAGTAGAAAACTAAATTCAATACAAAAATTGAAGAAAACTAATAGTTCAACTGATGGTAAAACATTAAGTTCTCAATATATGCCTGTTCCATATAATATGGATTTTGAGATGGTTGTTATGGCAAAAAACTCTGATGATGCATTACAAATTGTAGAACAGATTTTACCTTTCTTTCAACCAGATTATACAATTACATTAAATGATAATACTGCAATGGGAACTACAAGAGATGTTCCAATTATTCTAAATAGTGTTACATATGCAGATGAGTATGATGGGTCTTTTGAAGATAGAAGAGTTCTTACATATACACTATCATTTACTTCTAAGTTTTATCTGTACGGCCCAGTTACAGACCAAAAAGTTATTAAGAGAGTTCAAGTTGACCAGTATACAGATGTTCAAGTTAATGCTCCTAAGAGAGAACAAAGATATTCAGTTACACCAAATCCAGTAGGTTCTTCTGCACCATCTTCAGATGATGATAATTTTGGATTTAATGAAGAAGTTTCTTTCTTTGAAGATGCAAAGAATTATGACGAAAGTTCTGGTACGGATACTGATGACGCATAAATAATAGAAAAGGATTAAGACATGGCAATTAGAAAAGTAATTTCTCGTTCTATTGAAGACGGTTCAGTAACATCTGCTGATATTGCAAATACTACTATTGCAGCTGCTGATATTGCAAACGGAACAATTACCTCAACACAACTTGCAGCTGGTGCTGGTGGAGTTGGATTTTTCCAAGGGGAAAATGGTAATAGAGGTGATACTACTTCTGGTAAAGGTGATATCTTTCGTGTGCATGAATCAACTCTAAACACAAGTGTAACAATTGCATCTGGTGAAAATGCACTTGCTGCTGGGCCTTTGACTGTATCCACATCTGGAACTGTTAACTTAACTGTTAACGGTGACTTAACGATTGTATAGGGGATAGAGAATGGGTTCAACATTAACAGTAGATAATATCGTAGGTGCAACTAGTTCAAGTGTAGTTAAAATCCCAGGCCATGTTATTCAAGTTGTAAGCGTAGCAAAAACTGATACATTTTCTTCTAGTTCTACATCTTTTACTGACGTTACTGGTTTATCTGTTGCTATAACACCAAGTAGTTCATCAAGTAAAATATTAGTATCTGTTCATTTTACGGCAGCAGCAACTGGGGCAAACAGTCCTCGTTTTAACTTAGTTAGAGGTTCAACAAATATAGCACAACCTTCTGGTTCTGTTCCTTCAAGTTTGCAGTTAAATACTAGTGGTAGTACAGATGGTCGTATGGGTTCTATTGTTTTTCTTGATTCGCCATCAACTACTTCTGAAACTACTTATAAACTTCAAGGTAGTACTGATGGAAACTCTTTTGTAGTAAATCGTAGAGGTGATAGTGCAAACAAGACATCTATTTCTACCATTACAGTAATGGAGATATCAACATGAGTACTCTATTCGTAAACAAAGTTCAAGCTGCATCTAACACAGCAACGACCATAAACGCACATGGTGGTGCTGCTGGTATTACAATGGATACTGCTGGTAGAATGAGTTATAAATCGCCTGCTATTGTTATGGCAGGAATTGCATCTGGAGAAAATCAATCATTTAACACTTCAGTTGTAAAAGTAAATTTCAAATCTGATACTGGAAATTTATTTACTCAAATAGATAGTGCAAGTGCATTTAATGATTCAACAAGTGAATTTACCGCTCCAGTTGCAGGCATCTATCATATTATTGTAAGTCTTTATGACTCAACAGCATCTCAAGCTATGAACGCTATATTGATATATGTTAATGGAGCAAGAAAACATAATTTGACTAGTAATAGACATTTTACTTCAACTGCAAATGAAAGTATGCACGGTGGTAGTGCATTTATGAAATTGGCAGCAGGACAAGTCATGGATATTCGTGCTCACGCAACTGGAACAACTACATTAGATTCTAATCCATATCACACTTATCTTCAAATTTTTTACGCTGGGAGTGAATAATGGCATCAACATTAAAAATTAATAATTTAGATACTGCAAGTGGTTCAACTATTACAGTTCCTACTGGTAAACAATTAATTGTAACGGATGCTGGTGCAGTAAGAGTGCCAGGCACAGTTTTACAAGTTGTAAATGCAGAAAAATTAGATACTGCATCAACCAACTCACCTTTGGGTACAGCTTGGGTAGATACTGGATTATCTTGCACTATAACACCAAAAGTAAATACTTCAAAAATTCTAGTCCATGTAGATGCAGCTTTAGGAGTGACTCAAAACCTCTTTAATTATTTTAGAGTTGTTCGTAATGTTGGTGGTGGTTCATATTCTATGATATCAGAAGCAGCCACGCCTGGCAGTAGAAATGCTGTTCATGGAATGGTCTATAATGCTGACAATCAAGGACAAATTAGACTACAAACATTTAACCATTTAGACAGTCCTGCTACAACTAGTGCAGTAATTTATAAAGTTCAACTTGCCACTGGTACTGGTGGTTATGTCTATCTAGGTCAAAGTAATCGTGACAATAATGGTGCAGACTATGACCCTAGAGCTTCATCTAGAATAGTTTTACAAGAAATCGCACAATAGAACAATTATAAATATAGAAAAGAATTAAACAAGGAGAAAATAAAATGGCAACAGTCGCAGAAGCATTAAATGAACTCTCAATCACAGAGTGGGTACTTCGTGGAGAACCTACAAAGGAAGACGAGTTCAAGACAATGTTCAGAAAAGTTACTGGAGCAGATGTAAACGGTTCTGCAATCGAAACTGATGACACTTCAAAGTGGGGTGTAACTTGGAAACAAGTATCAGACAAGATGACAGCAATTGATGCAGCTGCACCTATG